ATCCACGAGCAGGGCAGGGGGAGGAATGGGGTGAATCCGTGATGGGGGATGGTGAGTAGCCAGAAGATTCCCTGCCGACGCTTTGAGCACTTGTCGGCCATTCCATCTGATCTACTTTTTTATAAAAATTTTGTTCAAATTCTTGCTCATTTTATACAAAATTAAGCTTCCCACACGTGTTGTCGATCTCGGCGAAATGTGAGGCCGGCCTAGGCCGGCCTAGGTCGGCCTAGGCCGAGCCGGGCCTGCAGCCGGCTGGGCTCTAAAGAACCCAAATGAGAATCGTTGAGAATTGAGAATCGTGACCAGTAAGTAATACTACGTTCTCATTCTTCGAACGTGGTGATTACTGGTCACAAATATCAGGGTATGTCTGGCAGGAGCATGGCCCCCCCAAACCTAGGTATATAATTAAAAGCTTGAGTAGTATACTTATTCTTTTGCATAACTTTATTCCATTTAAAATCAAAGTTTACAAGTTCAGTAGAATTTCCTTCCAATCTCATGGATTTAACACCACAGATTTTCCACACAGATCTAAAACGGCTATTATCATGGGGATGAACGAATGGTATCGACACGTTGTTACTACCAATGACACCACCAGCAGCAGTTCCCGGAGCAGGTAAAGTGGCAGCACCAAGACCGTAACCATCATCAATATTAGACCATGCATTCGTAGGCGTCTCATTAGTAAGGATCTTAGGCGTAATAACATATATATCAACGATAGCGGCAATAGCAGAAAAGTTAGTAACCATACCTTTAACAGCACATGAACCCAACATAAAACGATCATTCAACTGATTAACTACAGAAGGAATAAACGAGGAACCAGTATTAGATTTATACGGATTCATCTGCTCTAGTGCAGTATAATTCTGATCAAAACCATAAGCAGCACCAGTACTCACATAACAGTTAGAACGCGACCCAATAGTTAACAAATTAAAAGCTGCTTGACTTCCTGCAGCTGTAACAAAAGCATCATTATGATTTTGTTGATATCTCCACATACCAGTTAACTGATGTCGTTTTTTAGTACGCGCTCTAGACTTAAACTTAAGAGTATCTGTACTGATGCCAGAATGACCAGCAGCAAGGTGAGTACCGTCAGGGTGACTCTTGCGAACCTTCTTTGCCGGGCGCTTAGAACGGAACTTTTGGTATTTACGCTTAATGACGCGGCCGACATATCGAGCTGTTCGGGCCGCTCCAAGGGGATTTCTTCTGATCGCTGAATTGGCGTTTCTGACGTATCGCATAAAACCACCTGATCGCCCATATGATTGAACTCGACTTCTTAATTGCGAATAAGACATATATTTTTTAAAAGGTAAGTTTATTAATTAAAATGAATAACCTTTAATCTTCTTCGCAAAGCTAATCGAGTTTCCTCATCAACATCTGGATACCATTGATCAGGACTTAAGTTCGAAGTGATCCACCAACATTTCGCTTTAAGAACGGTAGAGCTGCCTTTGATTTCCACGTTGACAGGGTACCGATCAAACCATCTAAGAAGATGTCCGATGTCGATACTTCCTCGAAATTCATCCATGACAATATTTTCGTGACCCTGGTAGCCACAAAAAAACTTCGTTCTCGGATCTTTAGGATAAGCGTCCATTCCCGCCTCTTCCCAGGCACGTCTTGACTTTCCGGTTCCAGTTGAACCCCAGAACACCAAAACTGTTCGCTCGCAGCCAATTGGCTTAGCAAAGTCACTCGCGATTGCACGGAGGGTACGATAACTTTGAACACGTATGGATGCGGGCACTGATTCGATATGTCCGGCTTTGGCGAGTTCCCAGATTGACTCCCATTCCAATGAGTTTGAGCGATTGATGGGCTTGTTCCCCAGTTCGAATCGGGTTCCGTCCACGGCGGTGAGGGACTTCCATACATACTCTGCTGCGGCGTCGCTGCGCGTGAGCTCACAATGATAGGGTCCGAAGCAGTCCCGGATCCCTCTAACAGACGTCTTGCGAATGAACGCAACGATGATCTGCCAATGGAGATATCCGGACTCTCCGAGCTCAAGCTGGCCCTTGATCCACGAGCAGGGCAGGGGGAGGAATGGGGTGAATCCGTGATGGGGGATGGTGAGTAGCCAGAAGATTCCCTGCCGACGCTTTGAGCACTTGTCGGCCATTCCATCTGATCTACTTTTTT